CAGTACTTTGATATTGAACGCCAAGAGCGTGAACTTCTTGCTAATGAAGGAAGTATTCCAGAGCGTCGTGCGATTATTAAGCGTTCAACTAATGCTCGTCAGCAAATTAAAAATGCTAACCCATTGCTACGCCTATCTCTTGAAACAGGTGGCTTTGAAGTAGCAACTGAAGAGAACCTACTTCGTTCAGTAGAAGAGATGCTTCTTAACAAGCAAGCACCTATCTCTGCTGATACAAGACAGCGTATGGCTATAGCAACAAAGGCTGTTCGTGAGTTCATCTCATTCTCTACTGACCCAGAAATGAGACTTATCTGGAACTTTACAGATGCTAAGCGTGCTAAGCGTGAGGCTATTGAAAAGGCTTTAGAGCCTTTGATTCAATTAGACCCAGCAGTTCGTGAAGCAAACAGGGCTATCTTCTCATCAATTCTAGGATTCTATTCTCGTGACACGTATTCAATCGGAGGCAACTAATGGCTGATAACACACAGACCCTCAAAGATATGGCTGAGGACTTTGGTGGAGCAAATGCCAAATACGTAGTCACACAAGATGGTAATAATTGGATTTTGAATGCAAGCGATGGAACAGGTGAAAAGTTCCTTTATATTGATTCAAAGGGTGATTATAACGTTTTTAATGCAGACCAGGTTCGTCGTGCATATATGACAAATGCTGGCGGTGCTGCTGGCATAGATGCTCTTCGTACTAAGTTGTATAAAGCCAACTATATGAACGAGACAGAGTTTAAGTTCAAAGATGCTACTGCACTAAACCGAGCAATCATTGAGGCTGCTCGTAACGTAAGCGTTGAGGCTGTTACTAACTATACTGATATGGCAACCCCGCTTACCCAGTCATTTGACTCATGGCTAAACAAACGTGTTGCTATGGCTGGTGCATCTAGTCAGCCAGATTCAGGTATCAATCTTACTAGTCGTATGGATACCAATCAGGATATTAATGAGTTCTTTATGGAATATCTTGGTCGTAATGCAACAGAGGCTGAAAAGACTGACTACTACAACAAGGTAAATGCCGAAGAAAAGAAGGCGGTCCGTACCGTTAAGGTTGTAGGTGGCAAGCAAGTTTCCACTGGTGAGCAATTGGATGCTACTGATTACTATCGTATTCGTGCATCAGTTCTAGCACCTGTAGTTAAAGGTTCAGCAATTGAAGATGTTACCAAGGGTAACGGAAAGATTGCACAGGATGTTGCAGAACTAAAGGCTTTTGCTACCGACTATGGAATTAAACTAGATACCAAGCAGGCGCTTGACCGCATTGTTGGTGGATTAAAGCCAGGCGGAGCACTCACAACTGGTAAATTAGATGCAGAGAAGACTGCTATTCGAGAAATGTCTAAGGCATTCTATGGCAAGTTAACACCACTTATTGACCAAGGTGTAAAGATTTCAGATATTGCAAACCAGTTTGCATATTTTAAAGGACAGATGCTTGAACTTCCAGATAATGCAGTTAGTGTATTTGATGAGGATATTCAAGCAGCACTAAGAAATGAAGGTGGAGATGGAGTTATGTCTCTTACCGATTATCAAAAGTTTTTACGTACAAATCCAAAGACAAAACAACAATGGCTAAAAACAAAGGGTGCTAAAGAAGAGGCAGCAAGTTATGCTACTCAAATTCTTAAGTCATTCGGATTGATGGCATAATGAGAATATCTGCTAATTTAATAGATGGTGGCGGTTCAGACACACCTAAAAAAATTGATACACCCACTTCAACTGTTACTAGACCTTCAATTTATGCAAGAGGTGGCAGAATTGATTCTGCTGGTAATTACAATGCATTCAATCCAGAAATGGTTGGTATGACTTCTGGCACAAGTACATCAAAGTCAGGGTCAGAAAATAAAACAACTGGTTGGGTAAAGGCTGGTACAGTTCAGACTGCTTCTGGTCCAGTTGATGTAGATGCAAATGGAAAAGCCCAAGATGGTTCTACTCCAGTTGCTGTTACTACCAATGAGGGCGGAGATGATACTCCAATTACTCTTGTTGATACTACATTAGATGATTATGGCAATACAATTGGTATATATTCAGATAGTTCTACAAAAGTTTTAATTAAGTCTGGTAAGAAGTACCGCTCTACTGTAGATGAAGATGCTTATGCAATTCTAAAAAAGACATTAGAAGATTATGATTTACCAGAGTTTGTTCCAATTATTCAAGGTTACATGGATAGAGGTATTGGTTCAGAGCAAGCATTACTTGAAATACGCAAAGACCCTGTATATGCAAAACGATTTGAAGGTAATGAAAATCGCAAGAAGTCTGGGCTTAATGCTATATCAGAGGCTGCATATCTTGAATTAGAAAATTCTTATTCTGAAACACTTAAAGCCTATGGCCTTGCATCACAGTTTGGTGCAGATAGAAAAGCACGTCAGGCTGCAATGGCTGAAATTATTGGTGGAGATGTATCTGCTGATGAATTTAAAAGCAGAATTGATACAGTAGTTACTCGTGTAAAAAATGCTGACCCAACAATTAAGGCTACTATGGCTGGATTCTTTGGTATTAAAGACGAAGACTTGGTTTCATACTTTATTAATCCAAAAGAAAATCTACCTAAGTTGCAAGAAAAAGTTACAGCCGCTGAGATTGGTGCAGCAGCAAAAGGCCAGAACTTAGCAACATCTGCAGAAGCGGCTACAGCATTAGCACAATTTGGTGTAGATAGAAAAGCAGCACTAGAGGGTTATCAGGCTATAGGTGAAGTACTACCTACTGCTACAAAACTTGGTGAGATTTATGGAGATAAGTACACACAAGCAACAGCAGAACAGGAAGTATTCCAGGGTACAGCCTCTGCTAAGCGTAAGCGTCAGCAACTTGCTGAACGTGAAGTAGCCGCTTTCTCTGGCTCATCTGGACGTATGCGTTCAGGTAGACCAATAAGCAATACAGGCCAATTCTAAGAATCCCTAGGTGGACCCACTAGCCCCACCAGGCGTATAAGACTAGGAGTAGAAGCCAGCCAGTTTCCCCGAACTGTCACTGTGGTCTGCGAACTAAACAACAATAGAAGGGTGAGGTTGCATGAGAAGCAACAATGACTGGGATAACGACGACGACCTTGATTTATATCAAGATGCCAACAATGACGAGACGAATGGTATTAAAGACCTTCGTAAGGCAAAGAAGGCTGATGAGAAACGAATCAAGGAATTAACTGAACGACTTGAAAAGTTCGAACGTCAGGAACGTGAAGGTACTGTCGCTAAAGTCCTAGAATCTAAGGGAGTCAACTCCAAGGCTGCCCGTCTAATCCTAAAGGATTTAGATGAAGTCAATGAAGAAGCAGTGAATAACTGGCTTTTTGAAAATGGAGATATTGTCGGGTACAAACCAGAAGCAGAGCAACCTGTTGATAAGCCAAATGTGCGAGAGTTTTCTCGCCAGGATGGTGCAACACAGTTTGCTGCGACTCCCGACGTTTCAGATGAATATGTTGATATGTTACAAAACTATGACGGAAACTCTGAAGAAGAATTACTATCCATCATTAACAGCATCGCTAATAAGATGCAAGACTAAGAAAGAGGTATCGCCAAATGGCAGATGTCTTTACCACTACATCAAGTGGATTAGGTACTAACCTTGTAACCTTAGCATACGATAAGTTGATTGAAACCAACCTCCGCGTGTTGCCTAAGTTCCGTGAGATTGCAGACAAGAAGGTCGGCTCACTCACACACAATGGTTCTTCTATCCGCTTTCAGTTCAATAACGATATTGCTGACGTAACTGTCGCAGGAGCAACTCTCAATGAGACAGTTGACCCAGATTCAGTTGCACTACCAGCAACATCATACATTGATATTGCACAACTTGAACTCGGACGCTCAGTGCTTCCAGTCAAGAAGATTAACCTTATGTCAATTGCAAACATCGACCCATGGGTTGCTAACGCAATTGGCTTTAACATGACTAAGACACTTGACAACGCAATCGTTGCTAAGTTGGATGCAGGCACAAATATCGTCCGCGTTGCAGGCGGTTCAGACGCAGTATCAAATGTCTATGAAGGCGTTGGAACAGTTGCTGCTAAGAACACAATCGCTCCTGGCGACACAATGAGTTCTGCTGCTATCCGTACTGCAGTTACCAAGATGCGTGCTGCTGGAGTTCAATACAAGGCTGCTGGAATGTTTGTTTCATACATCCACCCAGAAGTTTCTGTAGACCTCCGCACCGAGACAGGTAACAACGTATGGCGTACACCACACGAGTACCAGAATGCTGCTCCACTTTACGGCGGAGAGACAGGTTCATGGGAAGGCGTTCGCTTCATTGAGACAGCAAATGCAACATCATCACAGTCAGGTACTGGCTCAGGTGGTTCACAGACACGTGTTTACAACACATATGTTGTTGGAGCACAGGCTCTTGCAGAGGCTGTATGGAAGGAACCAGGAATGGAAGTGGGCGTTGTCCAGGACCGTTTCAACCGTTTCTCACCAGCAGGATGGTACGGAATTATCAACTGGTCGCTTTACCGCACACCAGCATTGGTTCGTATCGAGACAGCCGCATCAGGCCGTCCAAGCGCATAGTCAATAGTTTGACGCTGGTGCAGGTACAGAAATGTACCTGCACTAGAGTAAACCTATTGGAGGAACAATGGCGTATAGATTTACAACACCAACAATTCTAGAAGAGATGGAAAGTGATGGCCACCCATTATTTTCTAGAATTAAAATTCCCAAAGGGATTACGGTATTAAAAGATGGTGGTGTATACACACAAGTTCGCTATCCATCTGCCGAAGAAGTAGCCGCTGCAGATATTGCATACATTGGTGGCTACTCATATGAAGTTACATTAGCAGAAAAGACTGCACTAGAAGCAGCAGGATACACAGTGGAGACGGTATGACTTATTGCAATCATATTAGCAGGGTAAAAGAATGGGGTTTTGATGAAACCCACAACTTTAGGGTGACACAATATGACTGCCTATTATGTGGCTTAGTATCTGATAAGCCATTTAAGGATGAAGAAAATATTGATATTGACCACGTAAATTGTGACGATGATTGTTTCGGATGCAAGGCACGTAGCCTACAACTTAATACAGGTGATGCTAATTCTAGCAAAGCAATGAGTAATAAAAAATGGAATGGCGAACTAGATGCCTACCGAGCAGCACGTGCTCAGGGTATTCAACCTGCTGGTACATCTATGGCTCATGTTAAAGCAGCAGTTGAAGCATCAAATGCTATGGGTTCAGCCTATGATGCTGATACCGCTATAGCACCAGCACAATCAATCAACAAGAAATCAATAGCATCACTTAGTGAAGTAGGAGCAATATAATGCCAATGGTAGATGGTAAGAAATTCCCATATACACCAGCAGGAATTAAGGCTGCAAAGAAGGCTAATAAGAGGCACGAAAAAAACGAAGGCAAAATGGAACGTACTGTTGAGTACGGTGGAATGTTTGGCGCAAAGAAAAAAGCAGTTAAGAAGTCTGCTAAGAAGGCTATGCCCAAGAAGATGGGAAAGAAGAAGTAATGGCTACTAAACCAACACCAAAGCCAACGCCTAGACCTAAGGCTGGGTTGGCTAAACCTCCACGTAAAACAACAGTTACTGTTAAGCCTAAGGTTACACCAATACCAAAGTTTACACCACCAACTCTTGCTCAATTTAAAAGTTCAGCAGCATATAAAGCAGGAGACTGGACTTACAAGCAATACGTTGATGAATTTTTAGCACAGTATAACGCTAAATATAAGAAGAAATAATATGCCAAAGGGTATGGGCTTTAAAGCCGCACAAAAATCAATCGCCAAAAAGCAAGGCGTATCTATGAAGTCTGCTGGAGCAATTCTAGCAGCAGGTGCACGCAAGGCCAGTCCTGCTGCAAAGAAGAAAAATCCAAACCTAAAGAAAGTAAAAGGTAAATAAAATGGCAATTAAGAAATCAACACCTACACCACCAAAACCACCACGTCCTGGTGGGCCAGTACCGCCAGACACTAAATCAATAAAGATTAGTTCTGGTGTAAAAGTTCTTGGTGGAATTGACTGGATGCGTAGTATGACTGGCGAAATACGCAAAAATCTTACACCAGCACAAATGAAAGAAGCAACAGCATTGGCTGCAAGGATTAGGGCTCTTCAATCTAAAGTAGCCGCTGATAAGAAAACTAACGCAAAGATTATTAAGAAGCAGAACAAAAAGCCTCTTGTCACAGGTCGTGGTGCAACAAAGCCTGTAACACCATCAACAATTGGTGCGCCGAAGAAGCCAGTTGTTAAAGTAAAGCCACCTAAGGGCCGTCCTGGTCTACGTGGCGGTATGGGTGGCGGAGGCGGACTCTTTGGAGGACGCGGACTTGGTGGCACACGCTAAATGATGGACCCACGACTAAAGCGAGCAGGAGTATCTGGGTTTAATAAACCAAAGCGTACGCCTAACCATCCTAAGAAGTCACACGTTGTTGTGGCTAAAGAAGGTACAACGGTTAAGACTATTCGCTTTGGTCAGCAAGGTGTGAGCGGCTCTCCTAAAAAATCTGGAGAGTCTGCTTCATACCGCAAACGTCGCGAGTCCTTTAAGGCTCGCCATGCAAAGAATATTTCTAAAGGTAAGTTAAGCGCAGCATATTGGGCAGATAAGGTTAAGTGGTAGCAGTGGCATATACCAAGGCAAGCACACGCGAAAGACTTAAGAACCAGATTATGGCTGGGTCTAAAGGTGGCAAGCCTGGTCAATGGTCTGCCCGCAAAGCCCAACTGTTAGCCCAAGCCTACAAAAAGGCAGGCGGTGGCTACTCTGGCAGCAAGACTACTGCTCAAAAGTCCCTATCTAAGTGGACTAAAGAGAAGTGGACTACAAAGTCAGGCAAGCCCAGCACACAGGGGCCAAAGGCTACTGGTGAGCGTTACCTACCTAAGAAGGCAATCGGGGCTTTATCAGCCTCTGAGTACGCTAAAACCAGTGCTGCAAAGCGGGCTGGTACTGCCAAGGGCAAGCAGTTTGTAAAACAGCCAAAGACCATAGCAAAGAAAACGGCGAGGTATAGATAGTGACAGTTACGTTAGATGATTTAGCCAATGAGGTGATTATGAGCCTTGCTGGTTATACACTACAGCAAGACCAGACTACCCACCTTACTACTGCTATTACAACTACAACATCAACCCTTGCTTCGCCTACAGTATTTTCACTGGCAGCAGACCAAGTTGGTGAAGGTATCGTTGAGATTGACGATGAATTAATCTGGGTTAATGAGTATGACCGCATTTCAAGAAATGCTACAGTGCCTCCGTATGGCCGCGGTTTTATGGGCAGTACTGCAGTAACTCACGTTGCTGGTGCACGTGTAGTTATTAAACCTACATTTCCACGTATATCTGTAAAGCGTGCAATTCAAGATACTATTCGAGCCATTGGCTCTAGCATTTTTGCAGCAAAGAATACTTCTTTTACCTATAACTCAACTGTAGATTCATATGCATTTTTAAATCTAAACATTCAAAACATTCTTCGTATGTCTTGGCAGGATATTGGTTCATCACAACGCTGGATTCCAATTACTAAGTGGCTCTGGGACGCTTCACCAGATGTGGCTACATGGGGAACGGGTTCTCAGTTAGTTACTATTAATGATGCTCGTATTCATACTGGACGTAAAGTAAATGTTACTTACGCAACTGCACCAGCAATTTTAAGCACAACATCTGAGGCCACATTTGCAACACAGACTGGTCTTCCAGAATCTGTTAAGGATGTAGTAGTACTCGGCGCTGCATACCGACTTCTATCATTCCTTGACCCAGCACGCAACACTCTTACTAGCCCACAGTCTGATGAGATTGATAGCAAGCGTCCATATGGTTCAGGCAACTCAGCAACAAGAGAATTATATAAACTTTATACAACACGTCTTGCAGAAGAGACACAAGCACAGCAACAGCAATATCCCCCACGCATTCGCTATAGCCGATAGGAACAGTCAATGGCCGTTAGAAAATACTCATCACGCTCACAGAAGACAACGCTAACAACAGCAATTACTTCTTCAAGCAGTTCTATTACAGTAGTATCTGGACCAGCCCTTATGGGCGGTATTACTATGACTGCTGGTCAAACATACACAGTAGTCATTGACCCAGACACGGCCCTTGAAGAAATTGTAGACGTATATTCTGCAAGCACAAATCCTGTTTCTGGTAACACACTAGCGATTGTTCGCAATATTAACGGCTCTGTAGCACAGGCTCACTCAGCGGGTGCTGAGGTTCGCCACATGGCTATTGGTCGTGACTATCAGGAAGCCAATGACCACATTGAGGCAACCACAGGACACGGTGCTACGGGTGCTGTAGTTGGTACAACCAATACACAGACCCTAACCAATAAGACTCTTACTACTCCAACAATTACTAGCCCAACCATTACTGGTACTGGTGCTATTGCTGGTACCTTCACAGGCAATCTCACAGGAAACGTCACAGGCAATGTCACGGGAAATGCTTCTACAGCAACTACCCTTGCCACAGGTCGTGACTTTCAGATTCTAGGTGATGTTGAGGCTAGCGCAGTATCTTTCAACGGTTCAGGCAATGTTAGCCTAACAACCCAGATTGCAACTGGTGTTATCGTCAATGCTGATGTTAATGCAGCAGCAGCGATTGCTCCGAGCAAGATTGCTGGAACTGCTATTACAGCAGCAGATACTGGCACAGTTACAAGCACAATGATTGCTAATGGTACAATTGTAGATGCAGACATTAATGCTTCCGCAGCAATTGATAAGACAAAGATTTCTGGTACAGCGATTACTGCTGCTGATACAGGTACTGTCACATCAACAATAATTGCCAATGATACAATTGTTAACGCAGATATTAACTCATCTGCACAGATTGCTTACAGCAAGTTAAATCTTACCAACAGTATTGTCAATGCAGACATCAACGCATCTGCTGCAATTGACTGGAGCAAGATTGCTCCGTCATCTACAGTATCTACTACAGAACTTGGATACTTAGATGGCGTTACCTCTGCTATCCAGACTCAACTAGATTCTAAGTTGGCTACATCTACAGCAGCCAGCACCTATGCTCCACTTGCTAGCCCAGCATTAACTGGTGTTCCTACTGCACCAACTGCAGCAGCAAATACCAATACAACTCAGGTTGCTACAACTGCCTATGTTCAGACAGAAATCAATGACTTGATTGCATCTGCTCCTGGAGCACTTGACACCCTTAACGAGTTGGCTGCTGCCCTTGGCAATGACGCATCATTTTCAACCACAGTAACCAACTCTTTGGCAGGTAAGTTATCTCTTACTGGTGGCACTATGTCTGGCGCTATTGCTATGGGAACTAACAAGATTACAGGTCTTGGAAACCCAACTAACGCACAGGATGCAGTTACTAAATATTACCTTGATAACGTAGTACTTGCACCTAGCAACTTAACTGGTCCTATTACTTCTGTAGGCTCAGCAACATCTATTGCTTCACAGACTGGTACTGGTACTAAGTTTGTAATGGACAATACACCAACTCTTATTACTCCCGTTCTTGGTGCGGCTACTGCTACATCTATTAACGGTACAGCAATCCCATCAAGCAAGACTCTTGTGGCTACAGATTCAACTACTTATGTAGTTCCTTCCCAAACTGGTAACTCAGGCAAGTATCTAACTACAAATGGAACAACTTCTTCTTGGGCTGCAGTAAATGTAAGCGCAATTGACGACAACTATATACTCGCTCTTATGGGCGCAATCTAACAGAAAAGGTAGTAACTAATGGCTACAACATCAAAGGCTCTGTCTCGTACAGCAGCAGCAACATCAAGCACAACTTTATACACAGTACCAGCATCAACTACAACAGTTGTAACTAACATTGTGGTAACTAACTCAGCAGCATCTGCTGCTACATTTACAATCACACTTGATGGTGTTGATTTGTTTAAAGATGCAGCCATTGCTGCTAACTCAACTGCAACTTTTGATTTAAAACAAGTGCTGACAACAACTAAAATTATTGCTGGTCTTGCATCAGCAGTTACAGTTAAGTTTCACATTAGCGGAGTGGAGATAGTATAATGGCATCATCGGTATTCCCTGTAGCATCAACTGCGGCAACAACCAATACTGGTTGGACTGCTGGCGTTGCTGGTACATTTACACTATCCAATTCATTGGCTGCTGGCACTTATCTTATTAAAACAGATACAACCCAGACAATGACCATTTCGTTGCAGGATGCGACGGGACACACTTTTAGCGGTACTATTCGTGGTGGTTCAGGCTTTATTTCAGTACCAGTTACTGTTACTAAAATTGTTATTCCTGGTAGCCTTACATACCCATTTGGTATTGAGATAACACCTATATCTGTAATTCAACTTGCTGCACCTACAAATGGTGCGCTATCTCTTGGTCTTGGTGGAGTTATAACTGGAACCTGGGATACAGCACCAGCAGATGCAGTAAGTGCTCATCTTCTTACAACAACTGGGGACATTCTTAACTTTAGTTCTACAACATCTGGTGCAACAGTAACAGTTACCGCATCAAATACTACACCTAATGCTTTAAACAACTTTATAATTGCATTCAAGAACTCATCTGGTGCGTACGGTATTGGCGCTACAGTTCCATATACTATGCCCGTAGCCCCTTACCCATTCTATGTTGAATACTTAGTTGTTGGCGCTGGTGGTTCTGCTGGTGGAAGCGTTAGCCGTTCAGGTGCTGGTGGTGGTGCAGTAAAGACTTCTACTACTTTAGCAAATACGGCAATTGGTAGTTCATTTACTGTTAACGTTGCTCCAACTCCTGCTGTTAATACTAGCGGTGGTTCATCTACATTTACTTATGGTTCAACAACTATTACTGCTACTGGTGGTGCAGCGGGTGTTTCAGGCAGCAGTAATGGTGCTAATGGTTCATCTGGTTCAGGTGGACGCTCAGAAGGCAGCACTACTGCTTACAGTGGTGGTACTGGTAATGATGGTGGTAATGGTGGAACTACACCTACTCCTAACACTAGTTACGCATCAGAGGCTGGTGGCGGTGGAGCAGGTGGTTCTGCATCAGGCTGGAACTCTGGAAATGGCGTAGCATCTAGTATCACTGGAGTATCAACTTACTACGCAGGTGGCGGTGCTGGTGGTCAATACTCAAATGCTGGTACGGCAGGTTTAGGTGGAACTGGTCGCGGTGCTTCCGGTGCAGCAAATACAGGCGCGGGCGCAGGCGCAGGTGGTAACTTTGGTAGCGGTGATAAACTTGGTGGTAGCGGAGTTGTAATTTACGCATACCCATCTTCAGCGCCAGCACTTACAACAATCCCTGGCACACTAACATACACAATTGATACATCAACTCGCGCTGGATATCGTGTTTACAAGTTTACAGCAGGAAGTGGAACGGTGACAATCTAATGATGGATTATCCAAATTGGTTCAAAGTAAAATCAGAAGATTACTTTACTCAACATCTTCAAGACTTTAAAGGTAAAGACAATCTTAAGTTTTTACAAATTGGAGTCTTTACTGGTGATGGTAGCGTATGGCTTCTTAACAATCTTTTAACTGGTCAGGGTTGCACCCTTACTGATGTTGAAAGATGGGAATTAGATGCTAGTGCAAATCAAGAATCACACGATTGGTTTGCAGACACTGAGGCAACTTATGATAACAAGGTAAAAAATTATACCAACATTATCAAGCATAAAATGCCTAGTACAACTTTCTTTGCACAGAACACAGAGTCATACGACTTCATCTACTTAGATGGTGACAAGTCAGAAGATGGTGTCTATGCAGACGCTATGGCTGCGTGGAAAACACTTAAGCCAAATGGCTTGCTTGTTCGTGATGATATGAATTTCTGCGTACCAGACCAAAACTGGAACTCCGCTCCTGGTATGAATGCTTTCTTGGCTGCAATTAATGGTCAATATGAGGTAGTCAACCAAACTGAGCAACATCTTCTCATCAAGAAGATAGCCTAATTACTTATCCCTGAGTATGGATTAAAACTGCTCAACTAATTTTTCTATATAACGGAGGTGTGCCTTGGCGGGTAGAGATATAACCGAGGGTCGCGGTAATGAAGTTGATATTGCACGCGCATTTGCCGATATTGGAATTGTATCTACTGATGCAGTCTGGCAGAACACAAACATATCTTATGATGTGGCTGTCGCTGGTATGCCTTTTATTTCTGCTATTAGTGATAAAAATCCATCAACCCGTGAGACTGCACCGTTCCGCAAAGACCAGTTTGATAATGGTGCAGAACCAGGTGAGCAATCACTAACTGGTTGGTGGCTACGCTCACAGATGTCTTTTCATGGTGGTACTGGTATTTCTTTTTATGACCCACTGACCAATGATGAGTCTGGACACTATCGGTTTTCAGATAGCAAAGGTGTAGATGTTTGGACTAAAGGTCAGGTAACAATGCTTAAAGAATCTGTTGCTGGCCACATTACTACTGGTGATTTACGTACTAACAAACGACCATTTCAATCACTACGTTCTATTGAGTGGAATGGTACTAAAGGCGTACTATTACATGACGAGTATGATGTAGATAAGATTGATATAAATGGAAATGAAACTCATTTTATTAACTACAATGCTGGCACTAACGCACCAGTTTATGCTATCTGTGATGATGGTACACATGCATATTGGATTACCAATTCATCAACTAAAAAAGAAGTTTACAAAAAAGCATTAACACTAGATAGTTCTACAGCAATTGGCTCACCAATGTTTGATGAAATTGGAACTATCTCAAATGCAATTATGGAATACGTTAAAGAACGTATTGTTATGTGTGCAGACAATAAAGTCTATGAGTTTGCTGGTTCAGCAGTTGCTATGCCACCAGTTTTATATACTCATCCAGCACCTACACACGTTTATACTTCTATAACAGCATCTGGTCCAGCAATTTATATTGCTGGCTATAACGGTATTCAGTCTACTATCCAGAAGTTTACGCTTAATACATCTGGCGCTATGCCTACTCTTACATCTGCTGTAGTTGCAGCCGAACTACCAGTAGGTGAGATTGTACATAAGATTTATTACTATCTTGGCTACATGATTATTGGCACAGATAAGGGTGTTAGAGTTGCATCTGTTTCAGACCAAGATGGCTCTGTAAATTATGGTCCACTTATTGTGGAAACAAGCCAGCCTTGCTATGACTTTGCTGCTCGTGACCACTATGTATGGTGCGCTACTGGTGTTGCTGGTGAGCCAGGAACAATTCGTTTAGACCTTAGCAATGAAATAGAACCACTTCGTTTTGCATATGCTAATGATATATATTACCCAGGAGTAACTGGTCGTCAAACAACCGCTTGTGCTTTTATTGATGGTACAAATCGTTTAGCCTTTACTTCACAAGCCTTAACTAAAGGAACACTTGTTACCAATAAAGCCAAGACATCTAGTGTCGTAACTCTTACAACCTCAACAGCCCATGGCTTAGCCGTAGATGATTCTGTTTGGGTTGAAGGAGTTGCTGCTGTTTCTGGTTCTGTTTTTAATAGCGGTGAAGCCCCAACTCCTGGCCCATTTACAGTAGCATCTGTACCTAGTACAACAACATTTACTTATGCTCTTACTGGTGCAAATGTTGCATCTACTGCAGTTTCTAGTAGTACTGCAAAAGTTCAATCTCCTGGTGGTATTTATGTTGAAGCAGAATCAAATTTAATAACAACTGGTTATTTAAAAACAGGTAATATTCGCTATGGAACACTAGAGCCAAAGAACTTTAAGCGTCTTGTTGGACGTGGTGACTTTAGGTATGGAATCCTAGCATTAGAAACTGTTGATATAGATGGCACAGAATATGAACACATTTCATATGACTCAGTTGTATCTTCTATTGAAGTAGGAACTAATCAGCCAAGTGTTGCTCGTGAGTATGTAGCGTACAAGTTTGTATTTACACGCGACTCAGTTGCGCCTACTCGTGGTCCAGTATTTAAGGGCTATCAGGTTAAGGCTACAATTGCTACACCACGTCAACGTTTGATTACATATCCTGTGTATAACTTTGATACCGAAACAGACCGCAACGGGGTTATTCTTGGATACAAAGGCAGAGCATTTGAACGTATGACACAACTAGAAGAATTAGAAAGTTCTGGTGATATTGTGTTATGGCAGGATTTAAATACACAAGAACTACGTCAAGTTCAAATTGAAAGAACTTCTTTTACCCGTTTAACCCCACCATCTGGTGCATTTTCTGGCTATGGTGGAATTATTGAGATTACTGTAAGGACGGTTTAATGTCAGCAGCAGAATGGGCTGGCTTTGCCGTAGCCATAATGACACTTTTAGTTGGTTTTACTGGTGCAATTCGTTGGCTGGTTAAACACTACTTAAGTGAACTTAAACCAAATTCAGGAAGCAGTATGAGGGACGCAGTTAATATCAACACCGAACGATTGGACCGAGTTGAACAACGCGTTGACCAGATTTACCTTATCCTCTGTGAAGGAAAAATCAAGTAAATTTGCGGTATTACTTATACTAATTGGAACTACATTTCTTTTGTATCCACAAGCATATGCAGCAGTTGTTTATGCTGATGTAACTTGTGCTAATCAAGAAAGTACTCAGCAAACATATCAAATTGGATGGGATAATAGTAACCAGTTTTTTGAAGGCAAGGGTTATATTCCTAGATTATTTTGTGAGGGCGGATATGCACCACCAGGATTCATTATTTATGTTAGTGATAATCTTTCTGATAGTTCTACTGGTTACTACAATGGCGTAGTTCCTACCCCTGTAGTTACACCAGAACAAGAAACATCAACTGTTACCGAGAGTCAAACGGCTTCGGAAACTGTAACCGCCCCTTCGGAGACCGCAACTTCTTCTGAGACGGTGACTGCTCCTGTGGAAAATGAGACTGCGACTCCTTCAACTTCTGAAAGCGTGACTGCTTCCGAGTCTGTACCTGCAACTTCTGATACTCAGACTTCCACAATTGAGACACCTTCTGCGACGCTTGATACTTTGACTTCAAATGTCGAATCTGTAACACCTGTGCTACCAACAGAAACATCAATGGTAGATACCCAAACAGTAGAATCAATTCCAACATTAGAAGTTACTCCTGTTCCTCAACCCGTACCCAGCCTACCCACTCCTCCTGTGGCGGTAAAACCTGAGCCGACTCCTGAACCTGTGGTTCCAGAACCTCAACCTGAGCCTCAGCCTCAACCAGAGCCTGAACCTGAACCTGAGATTTTGCCTGAGCCAGATATCGTCGAGGAAGAGGTGATTGAGGAGCCTTTGGAAGAGACTCTACAAGTGCCTGAAGAGCCTTTGCCTGTCGAGCAACTTTCTGAACGTCCAGAAGAAGAAGAAATAAATGAGATTCCAGTTGAGGAGATTGTTCAGGAACCGAGCGAAGAGTCACCTGCGTCTCAACCTCAGCCTGTTCAAGAACCGCAACCAATCGTTGTACCTGAAGTTTCACCAGTGGCTCCTATCGTTAGTGAGCCAATGGTAACACTAGACAATGGCGTAGTTCTGACAGAAGAACAAGCAGCAGCAGTTGTGTTGCTATCTAATCCAACAGAATTACTAGCAGAATTATTTACAAATCCAGTCGCAGCCTTGGCTGCGCTAGGGTCAGTTGGTGCAGATATGACACCAGAAGAAAGAGAAGAGTCTGAAAAGGTAGTGGTATCTGCCATTATCGCAGGGGGCATAGCAACACAAGCAGCGGCATCCGCCGCTGGAGCCGCCGCATATAGGAGAAAACCATGAGAAACTTCCTGTCAGATTTAGCAAACCAGTTGTGGACATTCTTGGGAATGTTCATTGCATGGGTAGTACTAGATGGGTCAGCCAAATCAGTTGTTGGTTACTTCATAGTAATTACCTTTGTCGCACATGTTGTGACATTTAGACTACGTAACCCAAAGGAATAATTATGGATACATTTAAGAATGTAATGATGCGAATCTTTGCAGTCATTGCAGCAGAAGCATTAGGAGTTATTGGTGCTGGTTCACTTGTAGGTATTGAAGTATGGCAGGCAGCAGTTCTTGCTGGTGCATTAGGTGCAGCACGTGTACTTGAAGCACTTGCTCGCTTCTTCCTCAATGATGGACACCTATCTGCAGATGAAATCAACGCAGCATTTGCTAAGGTAGATAAGAAGGCGAGTGAATAATATGGGTCAACGTAATGACTTTATCGCAGTAGCAAGAGGAGAACTCGGAGTAATCGAGGGACCTAAAGATAACGAGACAAAGTATGGTGCTTTCACTAAGGCTAATTTTCTACCTTGGTGTGGCTCATTCGTGAATTGGTGTGCAAATGAAGTGGGACTTAAAATTCCTAATGTGGTCAGCACAGTTAAAGGCGCTGAAGCGTTCATTAAAAAGAATCAGTGGGAAAAAGTAAGTGAAGCGACTCCTCTCCCTGGCGACATTGTTTTTTTTGATTTTCCCAACGATGGTGTGGACCGCATTAGTCATGTTGGAATCGTGGTTAAAGACAACGGAGACGGAACTATAACCTGCATTGAGGGCAATACAAGCCCTGATAAGAAAGGCGACCAGCGCAATGGTGGCCAAGTCTGCAAGAAGATTCGTGCTTACAAAGTTAAGAACGGACCAGCATTAAAGAAGTCACTGCCAGTTTATATCGTAGGCTTTGGCAAGCCTGTCTTTAAGTCATAAGGAGTAACAATGGATACAAAGAAGTTAGTTGCAATTGCAACAACATATGCTCGTGCTGCTGTCCCATCAGTGGTAGCCCTATACGCAGCAGGAATTACTGACCCTAAGACATTGGCTTACGCCTTTTTGTCTGCCTTTATTGCTCCACTTTGGAAGGCATTAGACCCTAAAGCCAAGGAATTTGGCATTGGAAGCAAGAAGTAAACACCCTGTTTTAGGGGCCTAGCAGCCCCATAGAGACTAAAAAGCCCCCGTTCAGGTACCTTAACCTACCTGACGGGGGTCTTTTTCTTATTTAGCGAGTCTTCTTTTTGGCTGCAGTCTTCTTCTTGGCTGGCTTTTTAACTGGCTCATCTACCTCATCACAGATATTGCAATCATCATCGCACTCATCCCAGTCTACTCCTAGCCAGGAGTCATACTTATATTCTAGTTTTGATAGACGCTTCTTAAAGCGATAAGTGTGAATCTTTAAGGCTAGATAATCACTAAAGATTTCTAATACTTTATAGATTGCAATAGCAAGAACAACGCTAGATACAATTGTTGAATCAATCATTCGTATATCCTATCTGACACAAGCGGTATCGGTGTGATACCTAGTCTTCTTCTTTCTTCTCTTCGCATCCTTTCGGATGTGTTTCCCCACCATCCCAGTACATAGTAACGTAAGGAATACTCTTTACACTCTGATATGACTGGACATGCTGAGCAAATTCTTTTTAATGCGGGAAGGTTTTCGTACATTTTTGACTGTTCATCTGTAAAGAACTGCTCTGTATCTGTACTTGCACAGTTGGCTTGTTCCATCCATTTTGTTTCTTGCACACTAACCTCCGATAAAGTTATCTGCCCAATCGTTCCAAAAGTCTATCCAATAGTCAATATCATTGCGCTCATCTAAATCACTCTCGTGGCCTGACATTATCCACCTGTTGAGTAGAACCCTGGTGCATTAAACTTAATGCCTGGAGCAGTCCAGATGCGCTGCATAGTTCCACTACACGTAGAACAAACTGGTGGTATGTTTTCATTTGTCTCTATTACCTCATTACAAGTTATACATTTAAAATCATATAATGGCATTATTCACACCCATCTATTTCTGTCGGTGCAGTTGTAATTGTTCCGCATTCTATGCACTCCTGTGCTAGGTCGTACCAACCAACTGCTCTAGTATCTTCATCCCACATAACTGTAATCTTAAACATCATACAGCCACATATACAGGCAAATGTAGGCTCACCTCTAAGGTCTACTTTAGACTGCATGTTCTTCTTTCTTGACTATATCATCTTCGTGGTATGGTCTCCATCCACCTAGATTTTTAATTAAAGAACTTATCGCACGCTGCACTTTCATGCGTGCACCATCTGGTGTGCTATCCATATCCTTGGCAAGTAATGCCCAGTCAGGTGAGTCTATGCTAAAGCGTAGACGTAGCACATTCTGCTTTGCTTCACTTAACTTTTCAAATGCATGTGATATATCGCTTCTTAATGCAAGCCAATTGTTACCTTCTGCGTCGTTACCTGTTCCAAACTTGGCGTTGAGGTCTTGAATACTAACTGGGATTGAATATGTGCCTGCGATAATTGATGGTAGGAATGCTTCAACAACTGTTGCATCATAGTAATAAAGGTCGGAGGAATCATAACCAGACTTTTTGGCTTTCTCCTTCTCACAATATTTAAGAGCCGCATTACGTAGCGATTTAGCAATTAATTTATCCCTATCTTTTTGTTCTAATTTAGCCCACTCTTGCGACTTACGGGGGTGCGCTACAAACCATAGCCATAACTCTTGCCTAATATCATCACGTTCTAACATGCCATAACGCTTGTGATACTCAGCAGATAGTTGTTGAACCATCTCATTGTATTCTTCTAGATAGTTCACGGAAGATTAATCTCTCCATTAACAATAGGTACCGCATATGGAGTTACTTTATTGCCTGATTGGACTAGGATTCCAATGCCATGTTGCCAGTTGGCTGTACCTGCAGATAGATAATCAGCCTGTTTCATATCCATCATGTGTCCAACTTCAAGACCAAAGAGGGTATGAGTCTTTCCATACATGCCAACTGTTTCATGTTGTAAGCCCAAGCGATGCGTGTGCCCGCAGACTACTGACTTGCCTAAACGTTTTGCTAATGAAAGAGCGGTAGCCCCTGGAGCCTGAGATAACTTGCCTTCGTCTCCATGTGCCATTACCCATCCAGGTAGTAACTCATGCATTTTATGTAGGTAAGTTACGCCTAAAGAGTTATACCCCAGTAGTTCTTCAATTTCTAATGATTTGAGACTGCTAAACGCTGGGGCATACTTACGAATGTAAGTGTCAATGCGGTCTGTATGATTAGACCGCTGAATATAAAATGGTTTCTTTCCTAATGCTTTTCTAAACTCACCAATGATTTGTTTTGTCTCGTCAATGCCTTGCTGCAGAGTACCTGCGTACTCACCAGCCATGCCTTTGTTCCAACGGCTAGGCTCTGGTGCATCTAGTTCATCTCCAACACACCAAAGTTCGTCTGGTTTATAATCAGATATGAAATCCAGTGCTGCTTGTACTATTGCGTTGTTCTGATACGGTATCTGTAGGTCGCTCAGAATTACGACTCGCTTTTGTTTTGTCATATAAATCGGGTACACCTTCCCATTGTCCACGCTGGACTAGTAACCCGATTATGGCATAGTTTGCAAGGTCAAGTAAGGTATCTTCGATTGATTCGTAGTTCGGCGTGTCGCCTGTGTCTACTAGGTTGTTAAGTCTGGCTAACTTGTCATACATGCGGACTCGTAGTCCATTCATTGGCCCACCTGGGGCTCCAGATATATTCATAGGTCCATAGTCTGCATGCTTTTTAAGCATTGTACTGCTAAGTTCATGCAGAATTGCCTGCATATCATCATGGTTTTTCATCAAGCAACTCCTTTAGTTCATCATCCATATTCTCATTTAAGACTTTAACTATCATCTCGTTGAGAACATCTTGGCTTTTACCATACTTGGCAGCCAACATAGTTGCAGCCAGCCCTGTAATAAAGAACATAGCATCTTCTGGCTTGTCTTCTTTGATGAGTTCATAAATACTTTCTAGTGCATGAAGGATATTAAGATACTTACCTTCCTCCAGTTGTATACCTACCTTAAAGTCTAGGTGCTTGATATGCTCCCAAAAACTATCATCCAGCGGCAATGCATTCTCTGATTCGTTCGTCAATCCATTCACTCCCTTGCTTGATTATCATACTGTTTACGTCTTCACCGTCTGGCATGCTAATGATATTAACGTTGCCTAGTTCACGACTAATCTTCTTGCCAAATTCTAGCCCTGGTTTATCGCCATCGGCTAGTACTACAACTGTTTCGAAATCATCTAGAATCTTTGAGTAATGTTTCTTCCAGTTGTTTGCTCCAGGAATACCGACTGTTGGATGTTGAGTCTTGACACTCATCATAATACAATCAAACTCACCTTCGGTCACACATATGTAATCATCGGCAGCAAAGACTGCCTGAGTATTAAACATAGTAGTTTCAGAACCAACTAACCCCATATACTTAGCATCATGTGTACCTGTTAGGTCACGGAATCTAATATCTACCACGCCTGATGGCGTGATATATGGGATGGCTAGTCTGCCAGTATACGGTTCATGTCCTGGCAGTGGGTCTTCTACCAGTCCCAGATGAAATATGTTTGCCTCTTCTACCGAGAGTTGACGGCTTGATAGATACTCGGCTACGTTTTCTATCTTGGCTGCGTATCTCTGTGTTGCCTGCAGAAGAAAACTTCTCTGCGAATTGTTTAGCCTCACTAAAATTAACACCTTCCTTGTGCATAATTAAGGAATAAGTATCGCCTTTGACACCACAACCGTGGCAGACAAAGGCGTTCTTATCAAAGTTTACTGCTGCACTTGCATGTGTATCTATGTGGAATGGACATTTCATTTTGCGCCAGCCGCTGCCCATAGCAGGCACGGCTGCGCCTATGTAATAAAGATACTCTTCAATGCTGGGTTTACTTTCCATTTGTACAATCTAAACATATAGGAAAATCATATTTGTAATCAAATTTATCATCGTCTAAGTTCTTTAAGCAATCTTCACAATACGTTTTTTCCTGAATCATTTAATGCTCTCCTTAGTAAATCAAGCCAAACATGGCCAGGTGTAGTGCAATACCATTCGCCAGGACTTCCCCTACCCTTGCGTTTGTGCCACACTACACCTGTCCATGCCCCGTCATTACTCATTTCGGTGAGTAATTCTTCTGTCCATCCAGCAAGGTCCATCTTGCTATGGTTTTTGATTTCAATTGTAACTCCAGGTATACCTGAAATGTCACCTTTGTCTAGAGTTGCACCAGCCAAACGTCTATCGGCGTAGGGAAAACCATTCTCTTTAAGATAGTCTCGAACATCACGCTCTGCTCCTGCGCCTTTAGCCTTGGCTGCTTTACTCATTCTTTGGATTGCTCCTTAATTGTATTAATCATCCAGCCATTTGTTTCTAATTTTTGTGCACGTTCTTCTGCTATTTCTAGTGAAGAAGCACGAATAATTTTTGTTTTATTTTTTTCATATACAATCTCATATTTTGGCATTATACTCTCATTTCTACCTGTCTGTAGTCTCTAACTATATCTTCTAAGTGCATTGATGCTGGGTCAAATGATAGTGATATATATGTGTTACCAGTTGCATCTGCTTTGCCATAGCGATTCTTAACTGGGGCTACACATAGATACATATCCATGCCTTGCATCATTTGTCCTACTGTGAGAACCATAGCAGGAATCTGGGCAACCTTGCCCTGCAACGCAGAACGTGGTTGACATGGATAGCCAGGGGCACCTTCTTGTGTATGGTGCAATACCAATACTGCTGCATTGGTATCACGGGCTAAATACTTTAACTCTTTCATAACCTGTCGCATACCTGCGAACTCTTCATGTCCATCGATTGCAATGTCCATAAGGTTATCTACAACTATAAGAGTAGGAGACCTACCCCAGATAGTTTCAAATGCAGATACTTCTTCATCTAAGTCACGAAGAGTAGGGCTTGGTTCGAATGACCAATACATATTTCCATACTCACGTAAGATTGACTCTGCTGTATCTGGTTGAGTCTTTAGCATTAGTTCTGCTTGTTGCTGTGGTATGCGTGCTCGAAGTGCGAGTAATCGCATAGCCATTGTATGTGCATTGGTATCTGCTGAGAAGTATAGTGTTGGTTGTTTTAATCTTGCAGCAATATGCAATGCAATACTTGACTTGCCAGCACCAGGAGTGCCAGCAATTACTGTTACTTCTGCACGCCGTAGAATAATTCCTTCTCTAGCAAAGGCTTGGAAAGGTGGGAGTAATGGTTCTCCTCCCACCTCTGCCTTACCTACACTACGGCGTAGTGTTTTCAATTTTATCTCCACATCTAACGCAGTAAATACCTACGCCTGTCAAAGAACTCCAGTAACTATGCCCAAATAATTTGCATAGCCACATTCATTACTGCTTTGTCTGGTCGGCTACGAATGTAGCAAACTCTGGTGAGTTAGCCTTGACATACTGAGTTGTACACTTGGTTGGGTCGCCTTGCTTAGCAGGGCAGAAGTGTCCCTTGTATGGACCAAACTTACCTGTAAGACCATGGATACGTGTCATAGTTCCATGAGGACACATACGTTGTCCGCCTCCTGCTGGTGCTGCGGCTGGAGTAAAGGACTCTGCAATGACTGTACCACCTAGTGCATTGGCTGCATAACCAACTGCTGGTGATACTGGAGTTGCCGATGGTGCGCTAAAACCAGTGCCACGCACTGCTTTTTCGAGTTCTTCTGTTGCTGATGCAAGAGATGCAAGTGTCATTGCAATAGTCTGGTCAAGTTCTTCTGCTGTTGTAGCACGAACTGTAACCAATGAACCTGCTGCTGACTTAACTGTGATGCTGATAGGTGCTTCTGTGTGAGACATTATTCTCCTTGTATTGGTGTTGATATGTTCTTTTTGTCGCGGTGCTTTCTTACTTTCATGGCTAGTTCAATACCTTTCCAACCATGAACTAAGTCTACAAAGTGTAGAGTACATTGTCCACTACCTGCTGGTAGGTGCACGATGATTCCTTTCTCTGTATTGATGTCACCCCAACTACCACGGCTTGCGGTAGCAGGGTCATACGGCAAGCCGTGTGCATATACTGCTAACTGCATAGCAATTTTATTTGGGTAACTAATGCTACCTGTTTTAAGGTCAGAAATAAACTTCTCACCTTTGTATTCAACAATTCTGTCTGGAGTTCCTGCAATCTTGTACTTATCCAATACACAGAACTGTTCAATATGAATGTTTGTAAACTTGCTAGTAGCACTAGCATACGCCTGTATGTCTGCTACATAGTCTTCTGGAATTGGACCAAGGTCTTGACCTCTATCCAACTTTTCTGTTAGAGCATGGATTGCAGTACCAATAGTAGCCTGACGAGTAGCGCCTGCTGCTTCCATTGAATCTTCTACTAACTTATCCATCTCTAGTTTGTCTTCACGTGCTGCAGATGCAGCAAGTAAAAGGTCTGGTCGTAATGTTAAACCAGTCGCAGCCATGCGTAACTTCCAAGCAACAAGAGCAGTGCCATCATCTAACGAACCTGCAACTGTTGTTGTTCTAGTATACGGCACTGGCTTACCACCTTTAGGTGGAACAATCATTGGTCTACCGTACCTATCTCTAGGTACTTCTACTTCTGCCATACGTTCTCCTTAGATTAGCCAGTGGCGGTAGGACAAGGAGAGAGCCAAAACCTACCGCTCACTGGTTGTTCCATCATAGCATAAGGAACGGCTTATGCATTGATGTCATGCCCACAATGCGGACAAAGTTTTTCTTTCCGTTTGTATTCTTCATACATGACGAGGTCTTTATAATTTTGATGCACATATATCTTGCATCTATTTCTTGTTTTAATTGTGCGTACTATTGCACCTGACTGATGCAGTACTGACAACACACCACTTGATGTGCCGTGATGCCACCCTGTTTCTGTTGCTAACTCTTTCCAAGTAGCACCATCAATGCCTCTACTTTTTAAGTATATTAACGCTGCTTGCTGGTTGTTTAATTCCCGACCAGAATACAAATTATCCAACGCTCTCTGTTGAGATGTATCTGTACCTGACCAGCCAGCAGTACCATTATACGGCACATATGCTGTTGTCATTAGTCCTCTGTAATTTCGTCTACATTTACGGAATCAATTGTGGTTGAAACTCCATATAATTCTACCTGAATTTCATCTTCAATCATAGCGATTGCACTATCGGCATCATCTGCATCTAAGTCGCAGAAACTAAGTGAGATTGTAATGCTGCCTGAGTAAGTGCTTTGGATTGCATGGCTGCCGATGTTGTTGAGTAACTCATTGACTTCATCAAGAGTGACTGTTGTTTCACGGTCTGACCATTCACGCTCACTGAAAAAGTCACGGACCTGATTACGAATTCTTGAACTGGTTGTGACTTCGTTTCCATATTGAGTCTTATAACTTTCTACTTGTTCAAATGCACGAACAATTTCTGTTTCTGTGTAATTGATTGTTGCGCCTGTCTCTAACTTAACTTGGATTGTATTCATATTTCTTTCTCTCCTTTTTAGTATGAGTTTTCTAAGATAAGACTTAATGCTTTATCCTTTACTTTATCATTGCGTCCACTGAGGGTGGATACCGCAAGGCGTTCGGAGCCACCCGAAGCATGATGGTCAGCGTATTCTACCACTGCTTGCCACATACCAAAGGCTGTGCCACGAATGTTTTCTTGGGTAGGTGATTCGCTGTAGATTTCAAATGCTTTATCACGGGCTGTGACTGCAATGGTTTGTTGTCTACGCTCACCTTGTGTGAGCATGTGATAAGGCTTGCCTTCTACTGTAGATGGCAGCGCCCATACACGCTTGAAGAAGTCACGTGCTCTGGCATGAGAAGCCTCACGACTAAGCAGCGTTGCAGATACTTGTTCGTATTGCTCGATTGAATCATAAGATAACTTAATGATATTACCAATCTCAGAAGGTGACAACGTTGCATTAGTTGTGTGCTTCAT